ACATATTATTTTTGGTGTCACCAGTAGGATAATTTACATATGTTGGAAGTCCCGATACATCAATATTCATTTCTTGATTTTCAAGTTGAGATAAAATAGTATCAACCCATTTTAATGCTTCTTCACCACCCCATAATCCATAAGCTATAGTTCCGTTGTCATCCCAATTACCGGTGTTATATGTTGCAGCACGTTCCAAGAATGATTTCATTCTCTTAACCGTATCCAAACTAATTTCAGATTGATTACACAATTGCTGTGCTCTTACCTTACCCACTTGAGTTCCCGCAGGATTACCGCGTTTTTCATTTTCTTTAATTGCTTGACAAGCTTTATTCGCAACATAGTCGGGTGCTTTGTAAAACTTTTGTGTTTCATTCTCAGTTATTGTTTTCAAGAAATACATAAACTCTGTTTCAATTGCCGGCATTTCTACCAACGCAACAGCTTCAACTCCTGTGTATCCTGATTGACCCATCAATAGGTCTTCTATTTCTAAATCTATAATTTTTAATGGATTCATATTCTATTTTTTAAAATGATGCTAACGCCTCTAATCTTCTGTTTATTGCTTGAGATTTTGTTATGTCTGTTTCCAATACATACGCTCGTACTGGTGTTTGTTTTTGTGATGCTAATACTTCAATTAATCTTGAATCCATTGCTGAATTAACATAAATTGGTTTACCACCACCTTGTTGATTTATTTGTGATAATAATGAACCATATTGTAATGTTGACCTTCTGTTGATAACAGCTTCGTTTCCTTCCAAGGTAACACCACCGTTTGCGTATCTAACTCCACCTTGTTCGTGTGACGGTCCGTTTACCAAACCACCTCGAGCCATTGATTGTTCCGCACCTAATTGTTGAGATAATATTGCAATCTGTGCTGTCAATAACGCCGCACCTAAACCAGCTAATACAAATCCAACAGGTGTAAATCCATACTCAGCAAATGTTTTGATGGTTGCTGATGCGGTATCTGCAATAGCTTGTGCAATTTGAAATTGAAGTGATTTGATTCTAGCTTCTTTTTCTATTTCCGCTCTTTTAATATTATATTCTTTTTCAAGTTCGATTCTTTTTTCTTCCGCTTGTTGTGTGTCACCAACAACAGAATCCATTGTTTTCTTATAATCTTTTTCTAACCTATCAAGTTGAAATCCATAACTCTGTGCAACCAATGATGATATCTTTGATAATGTCGAACCTAATATATCTATAGCTTTACCAATATTGTTTAAAAGTTCTTCTGTTGTTTTTTCAGAAGTATCTGCGGTATTTTTTGTAATCGCATTAACACTATTTGCATAATCAACTTCAAGTTTTAACAAATCCGCTTTAGCCTTAGCTTTAGCTTCAGGACTTTGATTCGGGTCTTTTTGTATTATTTCATTTGATTTCTTAGCCGCTTCAAGTTGAATTGCTAGTTTTTTCTGTTGGTAATCTAATTCTAATTGAATTAATAACTGTGCTAATTCTTTTTCATCTTTAAGTTTTTCTTCTCTAGTTTTTGTACCATCATCTTTATATAAATCCATTAATGATTTAACACCGGTATAATAATTTTGTTGTAATTGAGCTTCAGTAAGTAATAGTTCTCTTGAACTATTTTTCATTAAAATATCATTATCAATTTTTATTTTAGCATTTGTACTTATTTGTTTAGCTAATAGTTCATAACCAGCAATTAAATTTGTATAGTAATTTTCAAAAGTTTTTATTTCTTCATCTGTTAATTCTGATGATTTTGTCTTACCAACTTGTTCTAAAAATCTAGCTTCTTCTGCTGCTCTTATTTTTCTTTTTTCATTATCAGTAAACAATTTAAATTCTTTGTCATAAATTTGTTTCTGTAATTCCGCAGTATCAGTATTTCCTTTTATTAACGCATCATTTAAACTTTTTAAACCATCAATTTGTGTTCGTATTTTTAAATCTTGTAATTGAGCTTGAAATAATCTTTCTTGAGCCAATAATAGTTCTCTATTTTGTTTTGTTGTTTCAATTAATTTTAAACCCTCTTTTGTTTCCAAAGATATCACAGCATCTGTTTTTAAATTTTGAGCTTTGATAATTTCAGATTGACTTTCAAGTAATATTTTTCTTTGTTCTAATTGAGTACGAGTTAGATTACTTTCTTCTAAGAAATATGAACCAGTTGTTAAATTATTTAATTGTGTATATATATCATTTGCACTTTCAATATATTGGTCATTGAACGCTTTAATAGCTTCTCTCCTATTTTTATAATACAATCTTTCAACCAATGATACATCTTCACCGTTTTTGATTGCCGCTTTACGTTCTTCATTATATGAATTTTTAAGTTCTACAAGTCTTCGGGTTAATTCTCCTTTAATTAATGCAGTTCTTCGTTTTTCATTTTCAAGTGATGCCGCAAGTGCTCTTTCATCAACTCCTTTTTTATAGTTGATGTTTTCTAATTCAATTGCGTTTTCCGCATTGTTTTTATTAACAATTGCAGTTTGTCTTTGAGAATCGTATTTTTGATTAATCTTTATTAATTCTTCTTGATATTTTTCTTGATTTAATCCTCTAGCATTTAATACTTGAATTTCTCTTTGTTTGTTATCTTCAATTAACGCATATTCTTTTGCATATGTATCTCTTAAATCCATCAGACCTTTTAATCTAAGTTCATTAAGTTTCTTTTGTTTTGCTGCCTCTGTTGTTACCTCAGCTTCAGCTTGTGCAATTTGAATCTTATTCATGTCTTGTCTTCTTCTCAATAAATCATCCATTGTTGCTAATGAATTCTTTAATTGTAAATCTAACGCTTCCTGTGCTTTCTTAGCTTTCTCACTTGAATCTGATAATGCAATAAATGCTGTAACTAATAATCCAACTACCACGAGTATCGCAGTAAATGGATTCGCCAACATTGTGGCGTATAATGTTCTTAATGCTGCTGTTAATGAGAATGTAGCAACCGTTGATGCTTCAGTTGCTACAGTTGAACCTACAGTTGCAACAGTTTGAACAACCGTTTCGGATGCTACTGTAGCTTCCATAAATCCACGAGCCGCCATCGCTACAGTTAATAGTTCCTGAGCTGTTGTTGCCGCTTTGGTTACGTTTTCAGAATTAAATCCAAATAATTGTGCTGCCGCAGTTGCTCCCGCAAAACCTGCACTTACACCACCAACTATCTTTGCAAAGGATTCCATCTTCTTTTCAAATGAAATCCCTTGGACTTTCTTACCTAAATCTTCTACACCCTTTTCGGTTTTTTTAACTTCATCGGTAACATTTTTAGCTTTATCAGCCGTTTCTGTAAATTTATTACCATCTAATGCATCTAATTTACCTTTAGCACTGACTAATACCGATTCTAATTCTTCAACCGAAGATATAGTTTGGGTTACCCCATCTAACTGTAGTTTTAAACCTACTGTCCTTTCTGCCATAGTTATATTTTTATATTTGTGTTTGTTAACATGTTATTTGTATGACCTGACCTACATCGTTGTATACAACAAAAGTATTTGGGTTTCCAACTACTCTTAAATATGTTCCACGAGGAAATGGTAAGTAGATATTGATAGGTCCGAAAAATGGAATTGTTACTGTGAATGCAAAATATTTTACAGTTATTCCATTAACTAATATAGAACTACCATAGATGTAGGTAGTTCCCGTTGCTGATGTACCATTACAAACTAAACCTTCAGTAGTTCCTGTATAAGATGTTACAGGTGTTCCCACAACACCTCCAGGATATGGTGTGTTACCACTTAAAAAGTAATATGGTGCTGGTGGTGATATTTTATCATAACCACCTCTCTCTTTAATTAACGATATGTTGGTTATTTTATCATCAACTAAATTTCCTTCATTAATCTTTTCAATTCGATAGAAACTGTCCTTAATATATATTTTATCCGTAAGTTTTGTTGTGTATAAATCCAATGGTGTCATATAGAAATTACCAGAGAATCTTCTTGTTTCATTTGAGTAATTGTTGTCAATATAATCTTTCCAAAATGAATTATAAAGATTGAATGGTGAACCCACAGCAAGAGGACTATTATTTGTATTTCCAAAGAAATCAAAATCTCTACCAAAATTCAAATCAGACACCAAAAAATCTAAATCAATATCTAATGATGAAAGATGTGAAACACATGGATATGTTGTTTGTCTCATTGGTGTTGAACCATCTGTTAACCACCAAAATCCAGGAATCTGATGACCGTTATCTAAATAACAATGACGATTTCCCGCCCAAAAATATAGATGTGGTTTTGTTGCATATGGTTGTTGAAATTCTGTTGTTGGGTCAAGTTTGTAGTTTATTGGAATAATAACCTCAGTTGAACCTGTTAATACATCAGTTGGTACTGCTGCAAATGGAACTTCATAATCTTGTTGACCTGTTAATAGATTACTTGTTGAAACATACTTATATCTTCCGAAGTTATAATCTCTTGTATCTTCAAATAACTTATTCAAATATTCATCTGAACCTTTTGAGTATGTCCAAATCAATGTTTTTGATAATTCGAATGATAATGGTTCAACTCTGTAACTTGAATTTAAATCTAATTTATCTGTAAAGTCTTTTTCAATTCTTTCAGGGTCATTATAATACCAATTATATGGTTCAATGGTTATTGTTTTTTCTGTTTCTTCTTGAATAATTACAAGATTAAACATGGTTACCAATGATTTAATAACATCTTGTGCTGGTAAATCACTTATTCCAAAATTCATATCAACCAATACGTCTCCAAGAATTTCAGGTGAATCATAACAATCCCATTGTGGTGCTTGAGTTCTTGTTATACCATTATCAAATCCTGTAAATGTGATTTGTGCAACACCGGTATTTGATGATTGTGATGTTTTCCAAAATAGTTTAACATATTCACCCGCATTTAATGTACCTGTAAAGAACCAATTTAATGGTTGTCCGTTTGGTGCTGCGTTTGAGAATAATGGGACAGTTGCTGCAAATGATGGTTGATTGACTACATCAGTTTCAACACTACCTTTCTTTGCGTGCCATTGTCCTGCAACAAAGTCAGTACCGACATTTCCCTGACCACTCCAATTAAACCTAACATTGAATGAATATAAACCAGAAAATGGTGCTCTAAAGTAACCGTTAAATGTTGGTGGTGATTGTAATCGAATATTATTTAACGGGTCATATCCGTCATCTCTAAATGAATTTAAAGGTAACTCAATAAAATTTAAATTACTTGGTTTTAATATTGTTATTGGTCTTTGATAAACTCTGAATATATTTTGATTTGTTAATCCTGATGCTGATGGTGTTCCAAGTTGACCATTTAAAAATGTATCCATATAGATACTCTTAAAATAATCTGATTCAAAGAACTCACTTTTCAATGTATAACTTGTTAATTCAAATATTCGTTTAACAATCTCATGAAGTCTTATACATGGTTTGAATAATGATGGTGGAATTGAATTACCTGAAATACTCATTGCAGTGTCACCAGTGAACGCATAAGTAAAAGATGGTGTTTGACCTGTCCCAACTCTATTTGGTGAATAGGGAAGACCGTAGTTAATCATTGGGTATAATATCTTACCACCGAATAAACCATCAACATCATTATTCTTTGCTTCCCAACTTAATGTTAAGTTTTCATAACTTAATTCATGTTGAAGGTCAACCCATTGAATATCATTCAATGTTATATCTTTTATCTCAGCCATCCAATCTCCAACTTCACCCATGATGTAAATTTCAAATTCGGTGTTTGTTGGATTTGTTATAACTGCGTTAAGTCTTAATAATCCATTGAATATATCTGTTCCTCTATATTGGACAATTGCATTAATTTTCACCAATGGGTTAAATTCAATACCATTTACTTCATAGTAATGTTCAAAGATTTTGGCGTTGTTGCTAGTTCCCGGAACTATAAATTGTTTAGTGAATGGTGACTTACGACTATTAAAATCTGTAATGTCCGTTTCCTGTATTTGTACAGAAATTGGAATATCTTCATATAAGTCTATATTCCTCCATACCCCATCGAGTAGTAAAATTAACTGTGTATCCATATTAGATTATTGCATTAATGCTATGTTATTTGAGTAAACGTAGGTTAATTCCAAGTTTACTATTGTTCTATTTCCTCTATTTTTACGAATGAATTCTGCGTTTGTAATATTAATTGGTCTAATTACACCATCTTGTTTAATTTCATAAACTTGGTTTGATGTGTATAATTCTTCCAAGAACATCATATCCGGTTGATTGATGAATCCAGAATTAATCACATGAGTTTCTGTCATGGTCACTTGACCATCAGTTGTTCCTCGTGAATAGTTTTCTTTTGATGGGTCACTACTTCCCCAATCGACAGACCATGTTTGATATGTCTCTCGTTCTATGTTTAAACCTTCATCCTTTCCTGCGGTAAATGTGTAATAGTCGTAGTGTCCATATCTATTTTTAAACATCAATTGTAATTGCGTTACTCCCGCTCTATTACAAATTGGTTTAACGTTGAATGTGAACACCTCACTTACCGGAGTGAATCCCGAACATATTCCTGTTGTAAATCCCGTAGGGGGGGTCATTGGTTGTACTGCCATATCTTTATATCTTTAATTTAATTTAATTTAATTTGTTTACGGACAAATAGGACCGACTATTATATATGCGTCTGCACATTGGAATGTAACTGTATCAACACACGCACAAACTTGTCTTGCTGTTTGTTGTGGAACTGTTATGTTCTCAATTTGTTGTGTTTCACAATCAAAATATTGAACCTCACATGGGAATATTTCTGAATTATTAGAAATGGTTACGAAGTTACAATTAGCACATGGTTGTACCGCACATGAAGTAAATTGTGTTGCCGTTATACCTGAAGGACAACTTGATGTCCAATCAGAACATGCACAAGGAGTATCTCCATAACATGTATTTGGAAGTACTATAATTGTGTTGTAATAACCTAAATCACAATCATAATATGTAACGAAACACTCTGTTTCAAGATTATCATTACAAAATGCTGTTTCAAAACAATTTTCACATGGTGGTGGTGTTGGACATCTATCTACTGTTGTTATTTCTAAGAAACATTCGTAAGAGAATGTAATTGAACACGAACAAATTCTATATGACTGTCCACCACCAATAAGTACGGATGTGTATCTTTGTAATGTACAATCAAAATAATCAAATTCACATAATGATACCGGTGATGGGTTATATATATCATAATCATAACATTCAGTACACGGAGGTGCCGGTGTTGGAGTTGGAGTTGGTGGTGGTGTTGGTGTTGGAACTGGTTGTGTTGTTCCTGTAAATCTACCAAATAATTGAACTGTATATTGTGCACAATCTTGTGGGAAGTTATAAATATTTTCAGGTCCTGCTCCAACATATAATGTATTAAATGTTGTTGCTGATTTTGGTTCAATTGAAAAATATGATTGATAAACTAATCCACATGTTGGTAAAGGTCCTCCACCATTTGTGGTTAAGTTTTGGTATTGTCTTGTTTCAATTAAACTACCAACTTCATCATAAAATTTGTATTCCGAATAATATGGTTCAGACACTACTGATGAATCTAACCACCAATTGGTAAATCCTAATGTATAATATTCACTTGGTTGTATATCTCGAATCCTCGGTGAGTTTGTTAAGAATAATCCCGATGTGGTTGGTTGAGTATTAACCGGTGTTCCACTTAATACAAAAGGTCCCATATCAAAATCTTGTTGTGTTGCTCTACCGTTAACACCCATGGTTGCTTGATAAGTTTTAAATATATTTGTTGGAACACTTGGAGGTCCTACAACATTTATAGTTTGTCCACTAACCACAGCTTGTTGTCCTGTGAATCCACTAACAACACCAAATTCAGTATCTGCATATTCCATTCCTAATTTCAATTGATAATTGATTGTTACATCTTCATATGGTCTTGAGAATGGAAATGTTTGATGTGTATATATTGGTGTGGTATCCCACATTGAGATTGGAATATTACTTACATATGTTTTCAATATTCTTGAACAATCTATAATACCCAACCCAAATGGATTAGGTGTTGCTTTACCTTGAAATACCAACACATTATCAACATAAATGTCATAGACATATCTGAATTTGAAAAAATTGGTATTACCACTAACAGTAAAGAATAATCCATCCGTATATACGGGTGAAAATAATGGTGGTGTGTGAGTTACGTTTATTAAACTTGACATATTTTATTCTTCAATTTTGTTTTGTTTATTATCATCTTGTGGCCAATAGTGTCTATTTACATCTTTTGGGAATGTATAACTATGTGGTTCACCATCTACTTTAAATGTTATTGTAACATGTGTGTCACCAATTATTTCTTTGTAATCTGTCATTACTGGTTTTGTATCTGCCATAATTCTGTATTTTAATTTTAGGGTCTATTAAATGTTGAACGAGGGAATATCTTTCCATCGTCATATAATTGTTCTATATATTGTTTTGCTGCTTCTCCCAATTCATCAGCAATTTTATCGATTGTTTCATTTACCGCTTTATCAAGGAATTGAATACCGTAATATCCGTACTGACCAATTGAACGTCTGATAAGATAAACTAAACTTTTTCTTTGGATAAATCTACCCTTCTCATCTCTTGCTCCTTGAAATCCGGGTTTCTGTCTTACCCATTTATCAATTACAAATAATGGTGGATATCTACCGGGTTTTCTTCCGTAATTAACAAAGTTCCAATAATCCGCATCTCCAAAATCTACGACCAAGTTTGGTGTTCCATCTTCAAAATCTGATTCCCAATATACTCGTGTTTGTTTGTACAAATTACCACTTGCATATCTTGGGGATACAGGAGTTCTACCACGACCACTTATAGGTTTTGGTTGACCCGAAAATGTCTTAGCCGGATATGGTTTCAATAGTTGACCCTTAATGTTATCTTGAAGTAACATTGCGATATCATTCATTATTTGTTGTTCCATTAGTAGATAATATTATAAAATCCACATTGTGGTGTTACTGAGTTTATTACAACAGATGCAATAGTTTCACCGGGAATTAAAGAATTTATGTTAACAACATGTTGATGGTCATTTGTTGCCATTGTTGTATTTGTAGTTCCCGTTCCACCCAAGTTACCAGTTACAGTAAAATTGATTACAATATTACATATTGCTTGTGCCGTTACTGTATGTCCACTATTTTGCCACAAACTAAAATTCACATTATTAGAACCTTGAGGTGTTGCTGTAAGATATTGTGTTGTTACAGTTCCACTTGGTGTAATTGTAGGTGTTGGTGTTGTTGTTGGAGTTGTTGTTGGAGTAACTGATGATGTTGGTGTTAAGGTTGGAGTAACTGATGATGTTGGTGTTAAGGTTGGGGTTACCGATGGTGTTGTTGTTGGTGATGGATATTCGTCACATGCGTTGATGTCTTCAAATACAATAAATGAAACATCTAACACCACACCACCAACGTGGTCATTCATTCTTTCAAAGAATGGGGATGCTGTCGATGGTAACAATATATCTATTTTATCATCCAAAAAACCACGTTTAATTTGTGATAACAGATTTCTTGCTTCGAGTGACATATCAGATACAACATCAATTTCATTTGATAGTTCTGTATTCACAATATCTGCAAATATTAAACTACATTGATATGTTGTTGTACTCTCATCATAAGATATTCCCAATGGTGTAACAAACAGATATGGATAAGTTGCTGTAGTTCCTGACATAGTTTCAGAGAAGTAGACAATATCCCCATGACCAAAACTATTCAATCTTGGTGATTGTTGTTGTGCTTGTTGCAATAAGTTAATAATCTTATGGTATGTTATATAATTTTCCATAGTTATAAATAATTCTATCGTTTATTCATTTGTTGATTTATTTTATTTTGTTCTTCCCGTTCTCTTTCGTATTGGTCTTTCATTACACTCGCAACATTGAGAACCATGTATAAATTCATATTTTCAACTTGCTCGATTTTGGTAATGTCTTCTTTCGCAAGTTGGTATGTGAGATTAAAATAGAATCTAGCGGTAGCTTGCGTTGAATCCATTTCGGGAGTATCTCCCATCCCTTCACTATTATCTTGTTCATCTTCGTCTCCCGTTCCAAAGAAACCTTGATATTTTCTATGAATATTCCGACGATTTGCAAAAAAAAACTCGAACTACCAATCCAAAATCTAACGGGTACATCTTTAAATATTTCCGCTCTTGTTTCAATATCTTCTGATTTGTATGGTTCAATTGTGTATTTCAGTGCACTTTTCTTGTCTTTTGATACAATTGGTCTGTAAAGAATAGCCATGATTCTATGAATATTGTTGAACATGTTATCTCCACTTGAGTAAACCTCAAAGTCAATCCACGCTCCCCACGCTAATTTACCCCAATTGTTTTCCAAACCATACTCAACTCCATTATGTGAAAATGTTAACACCAATTGATTTTCATCGTGGTTCTTAATCTTTGAATTGAGGTACATATCAATCAAATCAATTTGGTCTTTTCTTAAATTCTTTAATTCCGGATATGGAATCTTTGTGAATAGTGAGATTAATTGATATTGGTTATCTTTATATAATTCAGGATTTTGTTGTAATTGTTGATAAATTCCAATTGTTACTTCATTTGGTACTTCAATTATTTTATCATCGATTACTAATTCTATTTTTTCTGACATATTAAACTATTGTTATTTTACTTTTTGGTTTATCAACAAATTGAAGTACCACATATTTTAAAGCATCCAATAGATGGTCTTTACCTGTGGTCTGATTTGTTACATTACCTATTTTATCTTTTTTATATTTGTAATTTGAAAACTCAGATATTAAATCAACTGAGTCTTCTTGTAAATACAATTTGAATTGTTTCATCTTTTGAATACCGTATAGGATACTTGTCTTACTCACAGGTCTTACATTTAAACCATATCGTTTTAATTCCGCAATACTCTTTGGTTCTGCGGAATCAGCAACAATATCAATGTTTCTATCTATTCCAATATCTTTTAATTTGAATGCTAAATCATCGTTGGTAAGTCCTTTTTCATATAACACTTGTTTCACAAATAGATTCTTACCATCAACATGAACCTCAACTACTGCACATTCATCATTACTAAATCCAAAGTCAATACCATAATACTTCTGTTTGATGTTTTTAGGTAGTTCTGAGAAGGTTTCAGGTTGAATAAATATTTTCTCCCTTGGTTCAACAATAAGTCCCTCAGAATAAATCTTAGCCATATCAGGGTCAGTTTCTACCAGCTCCTTAATTGCTTGAATTGTTCTATCATCTAAAAATGGATTCATCTTCCAAGTTGAATGTAACATTATTCCATTTTCCTTATTCTCATATTCTAAACCCCACCAATCAGTTGGTATTTCGGGGTTATATAATGCAATAATATATTTGGAACAACGAATATCAAGTTGAATAAAACTACTTTTGTCTACCGTATTAACCTCATCAACAATGATTATATCAGATTTAAAACCTTTTAGTTTACCTGTTGAGTCATCTAAACCAATAAACCTGATTACAGATTGATTTGGAAATGTATATATAAAGTCTTGTTTGTGTAAAACACCATCATCCCAAATACCCAATGATTCCATAATATCTTTGAAATCAGGTAACATTGTATGTCGAAGTGATACTTGTGTTGCTCTAGCAATTGTAACTGATAACTTTGGTGTTTTTATACATTCCAATATAACATACTGTATTGCTGATATAGTTTTACTTGAACGAGAACTACCTCGTAAAAATATATATCTATAACCACTCAATACAGAGTTATTAAGATGTTCCCAAACTTCAGTAACTTTAAACTTCATTCCAATTTAAATTATTAATAATCCTTCTTATTGTTGTTTTACTAACATTGAATTTTTCACATAAAAATTTTCTACCAAATTCTTTATCTCTTGGAATATAATTTTGTCTAATCCATTTAACTTGTTCTTCAGTTAATTTACAATTACCATTTTTTTCTCCTTTTGGTCTTTTATTTAAAACATTATCTCTATGTTTAATATTATCAATTTGAGTAGACCAAATAAGATTTGAAACATGATTATTTGATTTATTACCATCGAGATGATTAATTTCCGGTAAATTGTTTGGATTTGGAATATAACATTCCCCAACCATTCTATGAATACGCATTGTTTTACTTTTACCGTTTATTGATAAATGTAATTGTTGGTATCTTGATTGATTATAACATGGTTTTCTTTGTTTATTGTTTCTCCAAACTTCACCGTTTATGGTAACAAAATAATCAGTATCTCTAAATCTTTTCATTAATTACTTTTTATAGTTGTTGATGAATTCTTCAACGATAGTATTCATATTCCTTTTTTCATTCTTTGAAATTTGTTTTAACCTTTCTTTTGCAATTGGGTTAATCCAAATTGGTGAATAACTGTATTCGTAGAAGAAGTCTTTACCGTTCCTTGTTACTTTAATTTTAGCCATTTTCTTGTTCTTTATTTTTGTTTAATTCGTTTAATTTTTCAATCATAAACTTTCTCATCTGTTTACGTTTGGTATCGATTACTTCATTTCTTTTTGCTACACGTTTTCTGTGTTCTTTAGCTCCACCACGCAATTTTGATTTACCCATTATCTTCTATTTTAGATTTGATTATTTCAATTTCAATTTTTGAAGTTCCGTTGTTAAGTTTATCACCGGCAGTAGTTACATCCACTTTAGTAGCTTCAGACCAACTTTCTCCAAATTTGTTTCTCATTATTAATGACCAAAGTCTTGAGTTATATCCCATACCACCCGATTCTGACATTGCAGTATGTGCGTTTTGAAACCACCAATTCTCAGCTAAAATCTGATACTCTTGGACGGCTGCATAATATTGTTTGTTTCTTTTCATTAGGGAACGATGTCCAGCCCAAGAAATTCCCAATTTGATTAGGAAATCTGTGATGTGTTTACCTTCCGCTCCACATTCAAGAATTATCTTTTTCCATTCAGGTGTCATGGTATATTCCAATTTGGGTCTTCCACCTTTCTTTTCTTCTTCGTTATTTTCTATATTTTCCATATTACCTTTTAATTTTTTGATATGCGTTCTTATTATCAAATTGTTCGATTCCGTCTTTGATATTCCTAATAGCGTCCTCAATACCAGGAATAATACTCGAGTTGGGGTACAATGATGAGTAAGCTGATATAATCTCAACCCTATCTAAATCTGTGTATTCTTCCAATGTTTTACCAACGATAATATCGTTATAAATTTGTTTTGCAAAATTTATAAAATCGATGTTATTCAAATTGTTGAGATTACTTTTCTTTCCGTTTCCTTTGCAATTACACATTTGTTTCGTTATTTAATGATTCGTTTATTATGTTGGTAAACCCTTCTTTTATCTTTTCAAACGCTGCAACCATTTCAAACTTCTCAGTTATTTTTGCAGTGTATATATCATTGTCCAACGCTTTCAATATTTGTTTATAGTTCTTACCTTTTTTAATTTGGTGACCAATATACTGATTAGCAATTTCCACAAGTATATCATCTTGTTGTTCTTCGTCTTTATCAAAAAACCCTTCTAACATCTTTTCAATATCCATAAATCTATATTATATAAATAAATATAACGAATTATTTTTGGTAAGTAAATCGTTTATATATCAAATAAATAATATTGGAGCAAAAAAAATCCCCAAACTTAGATTGAGGATTCTTTTCGTTATAAATAAAATGTTTGGGAGCACATTATTTAATATTTCAATTATACATAAAAAATTTGATATTACAAAACTTTTGGATAAAAAAAATCCGATACCCACCAAGTACCGGACTTTCTAAAAAAACTTAACATGACAGATTCGTATGGATTAGAACCTTATGGTACAAATATATATATAAAAATTGATAATTCCAAATTTTTGATTAAATATGTTTCCAATTTTTTCTTTTAATTATATCTGATATTCTAGAATCTGAAACATTAAATTTTATTGATAATGGTTTACAACCAAATTCTTTATCTCTTTTAATATAATTTTGTCTTATCCATAATACATCTTTTTCGGTTAATTTTGACCTTCCATGTTTTTCTCCCAAAAA